AAACAGAATTCTGAGAAACAGTTCGTGGCGTCTGTAAAGATCCCGCCACAGCTTCAAGGTATTGAAATACCCAAAGATCAATCTTCTACCGACAAAAGCAAATTGAACGCACACCCTTTGACCACAGGAGCACTCAAGTGACGGAAATTACCCTACTCGGCAAGGAATTTGCCGACTACATTGCACCGCCGGACGTTACCCACGAAGTAGCAGTCGCCAACGGGTTTACCGGTACGGCCGAAGAATGGGAAGAGACCAAGCGTGCTCATCTCGAAAAGATCGCGGCACTTCCGAAAGAAGGTTACATCGAACGCATGAGTGATGAAAAGATTGCCGAGCTTTCTTCAAAACCCGACCACAACGAGAAAATGTACTCCGAGCTGTCGGATCAAATCCTTCTGCCGGTTGCTGAAGTAGATCCTTCGCCAATGGCTCAGCGCTTCGACGAGTTGGTTAAACTCACCCCTGAAGGTTACGTCGACGTCCCGGCTCTGTGGGAAGGTATCGTTAAGCCGTCGGGTCTGCCGTTGATTGACGCTGCGTTGCGCCCGCTGATGGTTAACGAAGACGGCGGCGTGAACATCCTGCGCATGGAACAGTTGTATCCACTGCGTCACGACGTAGTCTACGCTGACGAACATATCGCTCGCATCAACGCGTTGCTGAAGTTCTGCGAGCTCATCGTTAAAGACGCTGAAGTCGAGCCGGTCATTTACACCTACATCGGCATGGCCGGCGTGGAAGAAGTCCGCTGGATTCGTTTCCAGATCGGCGCTGAGCAATCCTTCTCTTTTGCCATGTTGGAAAAGAACTACGACTACTTCATCGAGACACTCTCTCACGAGTTCCCGCTGGAGTGGGCATTGCAGGGTAACGAAAATCCGGCACTGGGCAAGAAGGGTTTGTACCTCAACGTATCCCGAGCGCCTATAGAGTTGCCGCTTCACTTTTTCCTGGTACCTTTCGCTGAAGCAGAAGGCGATGACCTGGTAAACGGTGACTGGATTCAATTGGAGCAGACCATGAAGCGTCTGCGCCTGAAGATCTCCAGCAAGCTGCGCGACATCACGCAGAAGGCCAACGTGTTGGTTAACGCCGACATCGAGAAGGACCATGACCTGTACCTCGTGTTCAAGGCCATGGACAACTTCACAGCGCTGAACGTTACGTTGGACAAGGTTTACCCGAAGCTGCCTGAAAGCGGCGAAGTGAGCCTGGGCGACAACCCTACCACGGTGTTCGAGTGGAACGGCAAGGACAAGAAGGTGTTGGTGGCGGTCAAGCAGATCAATGCGGCCTGCAAACACATCAACAAGGAAATCGGGATTGCTCGCAAGTTGGTGAGTGAGAATCCGATCATTCAGAAAGAGTTCGATGCACTGTTGAAAGTGGAGCTGTACGCCGCTGCACACTTCACCAACCGCATTTACAACTTCGCCCCTGAATACGGCATCAACCTGATCTCCGAAGTCACCAACGACATCCTGCGCGCTCTGACGGACTACTCCAAGACCGAATGGACCGACGGCCGTACTGACCGTTCCATCGGCCTGGACCTGAACAGCTGGATCGTTTGGGAATACCTGCCGGGCGTTCCTCCAACCCGCGCTACCGCTGAAAGCGTTGACTTCGTGAACAACCTGTTCAACCGTTACACCGAAAGCTTCATCGCAGCGTTGTACGAAAAGCTGATCAACCTGGGTAACCCACTGATCCGTCCGTACGACTTCCGCGAAGTGGCTGACCTGGCTGACGGTATCCCGCTGGGCTCGATTCGTCGCGTGAAATAAACCATACCCCAACCCATTCCGCCACGAAGGGGAATGGGTTGGGGATATGTCCGCCTTATGGAGAAGGTGGGATGCCGAGCTTAGCTTCCAGCTGTGCGATGTAAGCGTCTTTCTTTACCAACTTCGCTTCCAACGTGTTGATCTTGGCGATGTCGTTATCCCCGTTGGTGATCTTGTTCTTCCGCGTGTTCTCAAACAACTGAGCGTCGGCAGCCGAAACATAACCAATGGTAGGGATGGTGCCCAACTTAGCCTGAGAGTCCAGACCGAGTGTTGCCTTGGTGTATTCCTGGCAGTGTGTCATCACTTGTGCCATGGCGTCTTTCAAGGTGGGCGGTACAGCACCGAAGTCCAGGATCATGCACATGCGTTCGTAAGAAATCCCATCGACCAACGGAAAGGATTTGAAGAACGTACTGAGGATGTAGATCGGCGGACCCAACCGACTGGTCAGGGTAACGATGATCGACCCTTCAGACTGAGCCCGCGCCAACATCGCCGGGTAATCCGCTTCAGCCAAACCAATCGGTTGGAAGACCAGGGCATACAGGTTGAGTTTCAACGCCTGCATTTCTGGAATGGTACGCAGAGCCTCTACCGTGTAATAAGTAGAAGGCACTACCACACGGTCGAAGGGAGCCAAAGCTTCAAATCGACCGGAGGCATTAATCGAGGGTATCAAGTTGCCTTCAGTTGCCATGTTGTTTAGCTCTCAATGATGCCGTCTTCCAGGTACTGCCAGCGGGTGACGACGATGTATTTCACTTTACCGATACGACGCGCCACGCACACTTTGCCGAAGCGAGTGATGCGGGTAATGCCGGCCGGGGTCAGGGTGTACGGGGTGGTCACTTCGGCAGCGGCCAAGAGGTTCTCCATTTGACGGATGAACTCCATGGTCGCGCCAGACATAATGTCGAAGCCAGAGTCACTCGACGGAATCAACTGATAGTCAGGAACGATGACATCAATCTTTTCCATACCAGACCGGTTGTTCAGTTTCGCTACAAAGGCGCAGGCCATTGATTTGTAAAGGAACGGAATAACCTGGGTGGATTTTATGACATGCTCCGGCGTCATGTTGGTGGTCAGGAAGTGATCGACCAAGCCCATCATGGTTTCGCGGTCGACAATTGGCGACAACGAACTGGCGCCGTTGGTACGGTTCACCACACCCAGACGGTTGAAGTACGGCAGGACGTAGAACTCGATCGGGTTGAACAGATCGGGGATCTTGTCTTCCCAGTCGGATTCCGGGTAATCAGAAGCGTCGAGGATTTCCTGTTTGATCTGATCGAACAGTTGGTCTTCGGAATCTTGCCCGTTACCCCATTCCAGGAACCGCCAGTAGCCGATGTTGTAGTTCGGCGTGTTGATCAGGTCCATGATCTGGAAGTCAACCACGTCGCGGGCAGTCGGTGGCCACTCTTGTTGGTTGGTGGCTTCATCAATGCGGTCGCGGATGACGAGTGGGGTTTCTTTGGCAAAACGCGCTTCGATCTGATGATAGTTCAGTGTCATCAGGGTGTCGATTTCATCCAGGGGGATCGGATGAATGATGGTGAACGACACACGAGGGTATTGTTCAAGGAAGTACGCGTTGGCCAGCCACAGGTAAAAGCTTTGTTTCTCACCAGCAACGATGTGGTTACCTTTAACGAAGCTGGGGAACCAGATCGTGTTGTTGGTAACCATCTCACCGATGTCGGTGATTTCAATGTTGTTGGTGAAAGTGGCTTGTAACAACGCGAGTGTATTAGGGCGGCTGCCGGTAATGTTCCCGAGTTTAGCCTGAGCGTAAAGCCAGTTGCTAATCCCGATCTGAGCTTCTGCCAGCGCCTGCGGCATGACAATGTCGACGTTATCGGTTTGCGACAGGAAGTTAAACAGCACAGTATCGCTGACCGTAGTCTTGAGCGAGAACCGGCCAGGGTCTTTTGCGTATGTCTGTGCTTTAGTGGAAAGTTCGCCAATTGGGGAACTCGCCAATGGACCGTTATTATGGAGTTGTGCTATGCTGCCAAAAGAAAGATAACTCGTTGTCATGATCTTCCACCTAGAAAGTAAGGAAATCTCTTATGTTTGGGCTCGTCAAGGAGCTGGCCGACAGATTCATAGAATTTGTCCTGCGTTTTGTAAAGGGAGAGACGGTCGAAGAACAACTTACTTCTGCGTTAAAGTCTGCCGTCTTTTTGATTGCCATTTTGGGTTGGGCAACCATTGGTCTGTTAATGGCCAACATTAACCTGCGTGTTGAGTTGTCGGATATGGAGGCCGGTATCACCAAGATGAACCTGCTCTTCGATCCAACGGATGGGGGTCCGATTAAAGCCTTTGTGCGTATCAACGATAGCCTTGCGAAACAAGTTTCTCTGGTAAAGAAGGAAAACACCCTTCTGTTCAAAAGCAACATCCGGTTGGCCGACGAGAACAACTTCTTACGCCCTTACTTAGTACGAGCGTTGGCCGAGTCACAGCGTCTCAAGAACAACAACGACGTCCTTCTCCAACTGTGCAAACCGGAGCCTGCTAAAAAGATACCCCAGTGAGCATCTAATGCGCGACATCAACTTCTATCAGAGCAGCTCACAATGGACGAGAAAATCCCCGAGATAAACATGGTGGTTTATCTGGTGGCCAACGTAGCCGAAGAAGGGAAGCAAAAGAAACATCACTTCCTAGGCGGTGCTGGTTATACCTACGACCGTCTTCAGGAGGGGAAAAAGAAACTAGCCAAAGATGTTCCCACCTCCACCGGCTACTACACCGGTAACCCTCAGAAACCTAACACCGTAGTCGTCGTGGAGGATGTCCTCACCTTGACCGTTCCGAACGCCCACACTGCGGTGGAAGCGATGATGAAGGGTCTGTTGGAGGTCCTGCACTATGCCAACGAGAAGCAACACCTGAATTTGTGGATCGTTACTCCGCATAAAGAGATGGAGGCCTTCACCAAGGTCAAGACCCTCGCTCTCGCGGAAGCCGAACCAAAGATTGGTAAGTACGCCCTGAACAAACACGAGAAACCGTTGATCGATTTGATCGTGTTGATGATGGACGAGTTCAACAAGGACAAGAATCGCAAGATCTTCTTTGACTTCACTGGGTCAGCTGAAGGCGGCATGGGTAACCGTGATGCGCAGAAGCAACTCAGTCTGGCAGAGGTGATCTCGACCTGGGGCTTTGACAAGGACGCTAAGCTGATTGTCCAGTCCCGTAAGGATTACGAAAACCCGGAAGTGGACTTCAACAAGATCGTCAGTGCGTCTCGCTGGTATTTCAGCACGCATGATCCTGAGAAGTTCTTCGAAGAGAAGCACGGGTATCGGGTCTACGACTTCGGCAAGGTTGAGCCGGACAAGAACTACTACGGCAAGCTGACGCCGGACGTGACGTACGGCAAGCTGTACACCAAGAAGCCGATTGAGATTCTCGATAAGCTGTTCAACTTTACAGTCAAGCGCATCGACAATCCCGACGGTTACTTGTCAGCCGGTGATCTGAACCACGTGATCTCGAAAGACGTCGCACGGTTAGTCGACACAGTGCCCGCGGTTCCGGTTAAACATCAGCTGGTGTCTCCGTTCATTAAACAGAACGGGCGCCCAGTATTGATCGAGCTGATTAAGCCGACCATGATGTCGTATCGGATTCGTGACTTCCACGTGGGTATGGAAGTGATGATGGAGGCGTGGTTGAAGAAGGATGAGAACAATACCTTCGGACACTCCACGTTCTACAACATCACCGACTTGATCTACGTCAAAGAAGTAAACGGCAAAGGCGTAACTAAGTTGAAGATCCATCCGGACTTTAACCAGTTGCGTACTGTGATCAAAGTTCCGGTCAAGCATCGTAACTCGATCAAGCCAGTGCCGATCTCGTTGTCCGTGGGTTACGACATCCCTGAGCGTAACGCGTTTAACTCCGTGGAAGATCCAAACGTTGAAGTCTGGGTGGTCACGGATACGAAGAACGAAGTAGGGTTGCGCTACAGCACAATGGTGGTGACTGAAGAGTTCATCTACATTCATACCAGCGCTGCGGCTAACCTGCGTGTACTGACGCTTGCTGAACTTGGTAGAAAGGCGTAATCAGCTATAACCCCTGGGGCGTGTGATTGCCCCAGGGGTTATGGTCCGCTTATGCCGCTTTTACAGCTTGGAGATGGTCTTCGCTTGATCGGTCAGAACGGCTGTCAGTTCGTTCAGCAACACCATCATCGCGCCGGCAATGTTGGTCAGAGACACGAAACGGTTCACCACACTCTCGATATCCATGATGGCATGTTCGCTGAGGGTGATGTCGTTGGCGTGAATCTTGTTGACCAGCAGGGTACCCAGGTCGTAGACGTTGCTCAGTTCACGGGCGATCAATTCCACGTCGCGTGCGTTCAGCAGGGTCACGGCATTGTTGAAGTTGGTAGCCACTTCAAAGAACTCTTCGAAGCCCACGTACACCTGGCCCATCGGATGCTTCGATTGACGGTCTTGGTCCGGCAGGTTCTGGATGAAGTTCTCGCAGGCGCTGAGAGCATTATCGAAGTCCGACACGGTCCAGCGGAAGGAGCTATCCAGACGACCCGTCTTCAGGATTTGTTTCAACCAATGATATAGTCTCGACGCTTCCGTTTTCAGGCTGCTGATGATGTAGATACCACCGCAGACGGCTTTGCTGTGTGCTGCCATGTTGGCCATGCCCACGCGATAACCTTCCGGGGTGAGCAGAGCAACACCAGAGTTCTTGACGAACAGAACCTTCTTGGTCTTGACGTTGTTTTCAGCACCGCTCAGATCAACGGCATGAACAGTTTTACCCAGTGTTGCCAGACGTTTGTCGACAGACGTACTGAGCTCCTTGAAGAACATACCAAAGCTTTCACCGATGCTGAGTGCTTCGAAGCCTTGTACAGTAAAAGGTGTGGGGCGTTTCACAAGTTGGATGTAATTTTCCATCACTGACCTCGGCATCAGTATAGTTTAGAAAGGGCCGCAATTTGCCCATTGATTCGGGCTTTTGGCCCCTCTCGTTAAAGTCATAAAATATTAGGGATAACTTCCAATGGCAAGCCCGCATGCATTTGCAAAGAACCAGAAGTCTTCCAACACCGTGATTGCAACACTCCAGTACTCCCCGATGATGGACATGATCAACGGTGAGTTTCTGATCGGTCCCGATGGCATTACATATATGAACGGCGGTATCTGCCGGAACAACGCAGTGACTGGGGGTAACAACACTCAGAAAACTGGTCAGTGCGTTTTGATGATGGCGCGTACGCTGGTTCGATATCACACTTCACTTGTTGTCTTCTTTGATATCGAAGCCACCTTTAACGTTGGCCGTCTGGCTGATGAAGTCGATCGTGAAATCGGCATCCCAGGTTACTTCTTCGCCGAGATCATGGATGTTCGTTTCTTCTACTTCAGTCGTAACGATATCGAGAACCCATGCGATGGTAACTTCGTTCACCAGTGGTTCAAAGATCGTCACGCTGAAATCAAGGAAGCGATCAAGGCCAAGCACGACATCTACATCGCTACGCCGTACGCGGGCAATGACGGCGTGCAGATGAAGATCATCTCCCCGATCCTGACCATCACGGACTCGATCTCGGAAATGCACTTCGCCAAAACTTCGGCCAAGTTCCAGGAAGATAACGTCGACGAAGGTGGTGCGGGTAAAACGCGTGACCTCGTGATCGGTAACCAACGGCGTATCGTGTACGAAGACTGCGACGTACTGGGTGGGGAGTTCGGTGCGTATCAGGTAACAACAGCGCAAGTGACCGACATCGTCAACATGACCGGTCAACCGCTGGAAAAGGAAACCGTGTTCATCGGTCAGGGCAAGAAGCTCAAGGGACCTAAATCCCTGCTGCGTATTCCTCAGATCGGTTACCGCATTATTAAGGGCAGCGCCCTCAAATCCGGCCAGGAGTGGTTGTACCCTAACCCCTTCGGCAGCGACGTGACGATTGGTAAAGATGCAAAAGAAAACCCTGATCTGCTTTTCTACACAACTAGCGTTTTCCGCAACAAGAGTGGTTCTTCTGGTGCTAGCCTGTTCTTTATTGGTTCCCAAAGTTTAGGGATCCAGGAAGGCCTGAGCATGTATCATGCTATGAAAACGTCCAATATGTTCGGCCTGGACGGCAGCGCCATCAGCCACGCATGCACCCTTTACCCGGAATGCAAACTGGGTCGTACCACCATCTGGAAGAAGTCGATCGAGGACAAGAAGTTGTTCCGCGCACTCGGCATCTGCTACCAGATGTGGTTCATGCAAACGTTCTGGCTGAAGTTGGAACACAAATACCGCATCACCCCGCAGGAACTGTACGCGAAGATCAAGGAACAAGGCATTGATTGGAACGACATCCTCGAGAACACCGTGGACTACTGGTTCACCAATCCTGACATCAAGAAACACACCGTGTCCACCATGGAGCTTTTGAAGATTGCTCTGGGCGAACGCAAGCCTTACTGGATCAAAGAAACGAAAGAAGTCAAAGCGGTAGAAAGCAAAGCCGCGTAATAAAAGTTAGGAGCAGGCAAGGAGTGTGCATTATACATGGCACTCCTTCGCCAATACAGATTCTGAGGAAAAAGAACTAATGGACCCGATCCCAGCGGAAGCGACGCCGATCGCCAGTATCATTCTGGTGGTTGCGGACAGCAACTTTGCAAACCTGTGTAAAGACCCTGTAGAGTATATCAGTCTTTTGAAAGAGCGCGTTCTCACAAAAAGACAGGGCGACGCAATGTTGTACACCGTCACTGGTAAGTACGGGATTAGCAACATCGATAACACCATTCCAACGTTGGACGTCGAAGACCGTAACAAAACCTTGTTCAGTCAGACGTTGGAAAACTCCACCATGCTGTTCGACGAGCTCATGGTGATCAGCGTTCACGAGAATGATCCGTATATTCTCGCTGCTAAAGAAGTGGTTACTACCGCGAGCAAAACTTCCACCCACTATAAGTACCCGAGGAAGTAACCATGGCAGGCAATCGCAAGGGCTTTGAAGAATTCATCTACGGGTTCATGGGAAGTCTGACAAAAGGTGGGGGCAACAAGGTCATTTACGAGCGCCTGCTAAAACCCATGTCGGACAAGCAGATCGAAGACTTCGTGGTCAAGATGGAACAGGGGATGCCTCTCTCTATCTGGGCCAGCTCGTTTGACGAGAAAGAAAAGCTGGACTTCGACAACCTCCTGAAACTCTGCGAGAAGTACGGGGTTAACGCGGTACAGCGTCTGGTCGTTTACGACGAAGACACCGGCATCAAATCGATGACCGACTACTCCGCTATCATCGGTACGGCGGAATGTCGTAAGCAGCGTCAGATGCTCATCAAGAAGTTTGGTGCAGCAAAGGACGACTACAACATCGACGACCTCACCGGTCAGGTCATGGGCGACTCTCGCTCGACGGGTATCAGTCAGCCTGAGATCACGGTTCTGCGTAACCTGGGTCTGTACACCATGGCCAACGAACTGTACAACGTCAAGGGCGGTGACTTGGACGCCTTGAAGGCCTACAAGAACGACCTGCTGACCACCGGTAAGACCAACACCAACAGCAGCCTTCGTCGCGGCGGTATTGCGAAGGTACTGGAGACCGCGCACTACATCATGCGTGGTCGTCACATCGACAACAACCTGGACAAGCGCTATGGATAAGTTGATTGCGCTGAAGACAGTGATCGAACGCGTTTACGTCGCTATCAATAACGACGGCCGGACGGACATCATCGTTCCGATGGCAAGCATGGCTCACAAGCCGTTGGTGACGTTCGCTACGGCTTACGAGGCCTTCATCAAATCGGTGGCGGTTTCCTCTGCATTGTTCGACCGTTGGCTGAACATCCAGATGCAGGTGTATACCGAACTCCGTGATGACCAGGATGCAATCACCCAATTCGCAGAGCTCTTCCAGAATGTTCTGAACGGAACGGAAGGCGGTGCGGCTGGTATGATTCCCGCTGAGCGGTTTCAGGATACCAGCTTTATCATCGCGCTGGCTTTCCGGGTTTATCTGGACGCTATTGTTATCGAGGGTGTCAAGACCCCTCGCGAACAGCCTGCCGAAGAAGGTGCAGCCGCATGAACCGGGACTTAAAGATCTACGCTGAAATCCGGGGGCTGTACGACTACCGCCGGGGTATCCTGCAATGGATGATGACCGAGGGCATTACTGACGACGTGTTGCGTACACGCGAAGGTGATCGCCTGTGGAACTTGCACATTGCGGGGAACTACAAAGATCGTCGGATGGACACCTTTGAATATCCTCACCTGGGGATTAACAAGGCAAAGTTTGACGCGGTGGACAAGCAGTACAAACTTGAGCATTGGTTGATGTTCTATCCAACCAATATGGGCAAGCAGTTGTTTCGGCGTGTAATTGAGCTGGAGCAGTTGATTGAAAAGCCCATCGACATCAAGGGCGTAACGCTGTACGTCAACACCTGGCCGTATCAGTTTGATGACGAGATGAAGGAACTGCTGCAAAAGACCCTGGATCATTTGTTTGGGGGTCGTTTCACAGTGGTGCTGCAAGACATGGATGTGACAAGTGCGGAGCCGTTCTTCTACAAGCAGTACGACTACGTGTTCAAGTACGACATCATGGATGAGCCCTACAAGAAGTTTCAGTCGCTGGTTGGTCAACAGCCAGTACCGGATACCACCTTCGTAGTGCCGGACATCCTGATGCGCGAAGTGGAAGGGTTTACAGGGTCAGTGGCGGAGCGTATCTTTGCTTACTCCCTGTCGGTCTCCACTGTGTTCAAGATGATTCCGATCAGTCATGATTTCTACGACGCGGCGGAAGTAGTACCGGAATAGCTCCTTAACCAACAGTGCAGGGGCGACCCTGCACTGTTGGATTATTTATGTTAAACCGCGTTACCATCTATATCGATAAGTTCGTTCCCCTGTACCAGTTCTTCTGGTTTGATAGGGGCAATATCTTCGGCCACAGTCAGCAGCGTTTTGTTCGGGTCGAGGATGAAGTCGGACATGTCGAAGTGCGGGATGACGATCGAACCGCTGGAGATGTTCTTCATCGCGTCCAGCATCTGGTTGAACGACAGAACGTTGTTCTCCGCATCCTTCTTCTTGGTCCGTTCTTTGCGGTCGTTGCGAACGGTGCTTTCCATCTGAGTGATGAGTGCGGTTACACCTTCCAGCAGTGAAGCGGACTTGGGGTTTTGCAGATACTGACCCATGGCGTATTGCAACAGGTGAGCACGGTTACCCTGGATGACTTTGATCAGTTCCGTTTGGTCGATGTCTTCCGGATTATCTTCTAAGGCTTTACGCATCCGCTCCATGATACCGATCATCTCAAGCGACGGTTCGGTGTTGGCGGGTGGCTTTGGTTCGTATGCTTGAGTGTCCATAATTATTTCAAACCTATATTACTACAGTAGATAAGAGAATTGGAGTACTGCTGAATGGCACTAACTAAGTCGGCGCTGTTACGAATGATCTCCAACTGGCCTTTTGTTGGGAAGAAGGCACGGTTGACACTCGTCAGCGAGCTGCTCGAGAAACTGGATGAGGTAGAAAAGGGCTTCGCTTCACCGACGATTCGGTTTAGCCACAATCTACACCGGCTATACGATTCATTGGAAGGCTTTGATTACACACTTACGGAGGACTTCGGCGAGTACAATAGCTTGACGCTGGTTGCTTACACGAAGACCTCTGGAGAGGCTCACAAGCTGTTGGAACGGCTACAAGGGATAGGTGGTCCCAAGCCCGAAGATTACTTCAAGGACACCATCAAAGATACACCCGGTGCTTTCCTTGACTGGTACAGCAATAAGACATCATTCGAAGGATTCATCTTCAAGACCATTCTGTTGTTAGGTCTGTACACGAAGATGAATGCACGGACGAACGACGGCCACGTGTACACCGCTGCCGAGCTATCGGTGAGTTTCAGCACCCAGGAATTCCTGTCGAGTAAGTATTTTAAACTCCTGGTACTGGACCTCATTGAAGCATTGCGGATCGTACTCCATTTAGAGGCAAAGAGCATCCATGAAAAGGATCGGACCTAAACAGTTAAAAGCCAGCCGGATGGACAGTATCTCCGCCAAGTATGTGGAGGACGATAAACTCCAGGATACGCCTTCGAGATTGTTTCGAAGGCTGATCAACAAGCTGGACATGAACCCCCGCAAATGGCAGATGTATTTGCGGGATTACTTAGACTGGGTTATTACCACCACTGATCGAGAGAAGGCTAAAGCTGATCGCATCACACGCGCTGGCAACATCAAAGACACCTACTTCCAGAAACCCACCCTTACATTTAACAAACTTCTGGAAGGCCTGTCAATTTTACGTATGAAGTCATGTGTGATTACCATCACGGTTACCGACGAAGAGGGGAACGTCCATACCGTTGAGGAAGTGATTCAGGTCATGGCCGGTGATCGGGGAAAGAAACCTGAAGAACCCGCCGAGCCTAAAGCATGAGTAATGGGTGGGTGACTTCGGTCACCCGCCTGTACCCTCTCTTTATTTTTTGTTCGGGAGTTTTTGACATGGCAGGTATTTTTGACGGATTCGACTTAGGCGACAGCCTGAACGTCTTCAAGAAACAAACCAATACTCAAATGAGTACGGTGAAAGAAGGTGTACTCACCCCGATGGATGTCACCGGGGACAAGATGAAAGAAGGTGTGGCTTTGGTTAAGCCACAAGACACCTCTGTTAAGAAGGTGTTCTCCGATTACAAATCCAGCGCTGTCTCTGAGCTGGACGGGATCATTGGTTCGTTGTCGGGTGGTTTGCTCAATACCAAAGCGATTACCAAAGCGATCAAGATCGGTCCCAATGGTGTAACCCTGAGTGACGATGACATCCTTGCATCGGCATCGGGTGAACTGGGTGTACCGGTCAGCGGTAAGACCTCGGCCATGCGTCGTCTGGCTTCCATGGTCACCGGCGAGTTCAAATCCATTACGGGCGTGAACATCAACGGGATTATCACCACCGACGGTAAAGGGTTCCGCATTAACCAGAACTGGCGAACGTCTGTGGGTTCTGAAACCCTCAAGATGATCAACCAGTTCACCGGTATTAACGAGTTCGTCGACACCAGCGTGCAATACGCGATGTACAACTCGGTGATGAAGATGGCGGCTGAGTACGGCATGAAGGACAGTTACAAGTCCATCTATGACCTGTACAAATCGAAACGCAGTGCTGACCAGATCATGATTGATTCGGTTCGCATCATGATTACCCAGGGTGACATTGAAAGCATTGATGTGGTGCTGAGTCTTCTCGATCAAACCGGTATCAATGCCATCAACGCCGGTTACCCTGAGTTCATCAAGACGATCTTCCGCAGCTTTAAGTTTGACGATGACGTGTTCCCTGAGGACTACGCTATTCTCCAGGCTAAGCTGTTGTCGGTGATCGAACGGGTCTGCGGTCCTAACTGGTGGATGAAGTACACCCAGTTCGGTTATGCCTACGACCTGACGCTGGTGAACTCGGCCAGTCGCGACATGATCAAACTGCTGAGTAACGTCGACTACCTGATCCCGATGTTGTGTACCGCGGGTATGTTCCAGGAGCGCAGCGCGGTGGCGGAACTCAAGCGTGCTTTGCCTGATGCACCAGTCTTCACGTTGTAAGCAATCAACTATAACCCCTACCCCGGCCGTCCGTTGGCTAGGGTAGGGGTTATGGCTGCCTCATCGTGCTACTGGCTTGGTAAAGATACGTGCAAGGTCACCTACAACGGAGTCAGAGATCTTCGCCGCAATGTTGTCTGCCCGGATGCTTTGTTTCATGTCCAACACCACACCAGTCAGTTGACGGTTGATGCGGGCGTAACGCAACACAGTGTCCAGGTAGTTAACGCCGGTAATACGACTGAGGTAGTTGTTGTACCCGGTATCATCAGAGAAGATCCGTTGCGCAACAGACGCTGGGTTAGTCAGGTCCAGCAAACTCATGGAACGGTCGATCGGCACCGAGATCAAAGGTTCCATGTCCGCGATCTCAAGAGTGATCTTGAGGTTCAACGGCTTACGGTCTTTGGTCCAGCCTGCATCGCCTTCACCAAACACGAAACGAGCTGACGTCACCAAACCAGTCCGGATGATCGAACGAGATTGACAGAACGCCTTCACGTAAAACGGCGAGGTGTTCATCGAACCACCAGAGGTCATTGGGGCAACCAACGGTAGAATCAACGAGAAGGGTACCCAGATCTTCATGATCTGTTCATACGGGTGAGCGTAGTTGCACTGGAAGTTCATTTCATAACTTTCAACATGCAACCCACTGGTGGAACTGGTCCAGTGGTCAGGAATCTTCACGTACGAGTTATTCACTAACGCGAGCGGAATGTTCCCAATAACGGAACCTGACAGGAGACCAATTGCACCCTCCTTGATTGTGTTAACCACGGAGTCGATGATGCCGATCCCCGTTGCACCACCAGCCACATCGAATTTGAAGTCGTTAGCCGAAGACACAATGGAGTTGAACTTTTCGGCCATAGGTGATGGACCGTGATTGCTGCTAAAACTATCGCTAACAGCACCACTGCTGGTTTCAACCCGGAACGTGATCGCATCCATACCACCGTAGATAGCTGTCTGAACAAGGTCAAGGACATCACCCGCCCACGTACGGTCGTTCGGGTTATCCTCGTAGTAGTCCTGTTGACCACCGGCTACGTTCTCGTTTGCACCAGGTGTAGCGGCAGTAGGACGACCCGCTCGTTCATTGGGATTGATCGGAGGGGTACCGGTTCCGTAAGAACCCGCCGTCCCCATACCCTGCATCGGATTAACCGCGTCCAGAGGGGCAGTAGCAGCACCAGCAGCCGCGCCACCCACGCCCAGGTTAGCCACACCTGCATCGGCGTTGTTAACGTTGGTGTAGGCCGCTTGGTTCATGTACGCACTGTCTTGTTCGCTGAAGTTACCTTCATCTTCGCCACGAACTTTACCGACAGTTCCCATTTCCGCTTCGATGTATTCCTGCGAAGGAGCACCGGAGTATTCGTACTGTCCGAATTGAATCTCTTCGATCAACTGCTTCGCTCGATCGAGCTTAGCGTCTGGAGTGGACAGAACTTCGTTATCCAACTCGGTCAGCTTCTTCAGCATCTTCCGGTGTTTACGCGTGCCCTTCATGATGAGACGCATCAGGTCGATGGTACCGTCGGCGTTTACAGCATCCGGCATCAACAGACTCAGACTGGCCACGGCGTGGGTGTTGTCGTAATCAGGTTTCAGGCCGTACAGTGGATCTTGCTGTTCCTGTCCGCGTTTCGGCAGAATCGGATCAACGTAACCCAGTTTAACCATGATGTCGTTGAGGACACCGGTCGACGCCATGGTGTAAGCACCCATGGCAGGCTTGATGGTGTAGAAGTTGTTCTTAGGCGAGTCCATAAGGAACGCCAGGAACTGAACGCTGACCGACAGCAGTTGCATTGGCCAGAATGCGATGGAGCCAGCCGCTTGCCCCATGTAGAACGCAATACCGGGTGCGCGACCTTTGTTAGCAATGATCGCTGCGGTAGGGCTGAACATGTTCGTAATGAAACTGAGCAGCCCTGCAAATTGTGGCACGCCTGCGGTTAATGTAAGCAGGGTGACGTTGTCTTCGTACATCTCTTTCCACATGCTCCCCATGCCACCTTCAGGGGTGACCATGAAGCGTCCGTAACGGGGATCCGTCGCAGGACTGAACTGAGCAATAGGGTTGAGATAACGGTTGTCGCCTGTTGCACTGGAGAACACGTTAAAGTAACGGTCCCAGTCGAGCTTTTCCAACAACTGACTTGGAGGAATCCCTCGGGTCAGCATACGAAACGATTTCGAGATGATGTCCCGATCTCGAGTGGTTACCTGTGCCATAGACATTCGCTCTATTAAAAGAACGGGGGAGAAACATCCTCCCCCGTATTCCGGTTAGGTCACCTTCACACCTTGAGGCTGTTTAGCACTCGCCTTGTTCAGTTGAACCATTTGATCCAGGATAGCTTTCAGCAGTGCCGCCTGATTACCCCCAGAAGATTGCAGTGCTTCGGCCAGACCTTTCATCGTCTCCGCCAACTGTGGGTCAGTAGCAGGCGCTGGGTTAGCCGCGTTGCTTGCCAACTCCGATGGCTTCAGCGGTGGACGCTGTGGCGCATTGTACCCCTCAGGAGCGGGTTGTTGCGCCGGAGGCTGACTAGGTAACGGCAGACCGGTAGTAGCAGGTGCAGCGTTAGCTTGAGGGGCTTGAGCTGCCGGAGCAGCGGTATCACCACCTTCTGCACCACCTGTCGGAACGCCCATTGGAGGAACACTTGGTTGCGCGCGGTTAGCAGGGGCTTCTGTAGCGGGAGCCTCTGTTTCACCACCTGTTCCACCAGCGGCAGCAGCCGGATCAGCTGGAGCTTGTTGTCCACCTGCTGCCGCTGCAAACTTCGCGGCCGCCTCAGGAGACTTGAACCCAGCATGAACGTGACCACCCGTACCAAGGGCTGTCTTGCTCCGATACTCGTTGATAACCAAGAAGTCAGTGCGGGGTTGTAACCCAGCTTGCTGCAAGATCTGTGTAACGATCGCAGCCGCTTGATCACTTCCTTGAACACCGTTGGTCAACGTGAAGTCTGCCGCCAGACCTTTAGGGTGAGCACCCTTGGATCCCTTGTTGACGTGGTAAGCATCATTCAAAGCAGTGAACACCTTGAAACCTGGTACTCGCTCTTGAATGATCCGGCACAGAGCCATCAGACCCGGATGAGCCTGACCACCTGCTACCGATTCAGCAGACTTCAGACGAAGCCCACCTGCACCCGAGGCATTGGAGTTAACCAAGCCACCGCCCGCTTGCATCTCTGGTTGACTACCCCAGCCACCGCCACCTGCCGGAGCAGGAGTGCCGTAACTGCCAGACGAACCACCCGCAGGGGATGGAACCAGAGAAGGCAGACTACCACCGCCACCCATCATTGGACCCGGTGCTGCACCGCCGCCACTTGGAGCCGATGCCGGAGCACCCGTACCCGCGGCACCACCAGAAGATCCACCGTCGTACATGCTACCGGCAGTTTGGCCCTCAGGAGCGGCCGCTTCTTCAGCAGTACCCGTTGTGGTCGACAGCTCACCCTTTTGCAGTTGCTCCAAGTATTGCAGGTACAGCTGATACCGTTTCGGCATCCCTGGCAACTCGTTACCACCGTTCAGGCCTTTTGCTGCTTCACCAAAGTTACCGGTTTGGCTGATACTCCTCATCAGCTTACTGTTCTTGAAGAAGTTAACCGCAACCGCTGCCATCACGTTAGGGTCTGTGGAAGCGAGTTCTGGATGGTTAACCAGGTCGATCCCCAATTCCTGCCCGATCTTGGCGTAGTTCGCTTTACCCGTCAGTTGAATGAAGCCACGTCCGCGGTACTTCCAACCGTCTCCTGGTTCACGGTTACCGATCGACGCGCCTTTACCCCCACCGTAAACAGTGTTAGCAATGGCCACTTCACCCTGTTCAATCAGTTGACGGGCTTGGTTAACGTTCTTCACTTCCTTGAACATCGAAACCAAACGATTCGGGTCGGAGTACTTCAGGCTCTCAGTGGTGTTCTGATAACCACCCGACTCGTAGTTGGTCAACGCCAGTACTTCCGCAATCTCCCGTGGATCTGTAAAGCCTTGCTTAAGCATTTCCCGAATCAGGATCTGCTCAGCCAGTTTCCGTGGAACCTTAACCCCTTTGTCGTTCCCTTCCTGTGCCTTAACACCCGACATGTCCAAGTGGCTGGTATCAGTATCCCCACCCAACGGCGTGAACCCGTACTTGTTGGAAGGCGTGGTGTAAACACCGTTCGCTCCGTACGTGTTACCGGTTGGACCACCACTTGTACTGAACTGCCCACCGCCTGCAACATCACGACGGGTTTTGGCTTTCGACACATCGTCGATGTTAGCCGCTTCCTTCTGGTAGTCACCACCAACCTTGTGCGGGGATACAGTCTTCGCCCAAGTTTGTGCGTTGGTCTTACCGGCTTCCCCTTCAGGATCTTTCAAGCGGGCTTGTGTACTGGCTTCGCCCAACAGCTTCAGCATCCGGTCTACCTTGTCAGGCTTCTCCGACGATCGGCTATCTTTGAATGGCGAAGCACGTACAGTCCAGATCGAGAAGTCAAACCAGAGGGTTCCTTTACCTTTGGTTTCAGTCAGTGCTTTGGCGATCTCATACCGAGCCGTTGCCGACAAGGTTTTCCACACCACCGCAGGACGACCGCGACGATACTGCTTCATGGTGTTCATGTAGTTCGTCAGAACCGGCAAGAACCGGTCACGGAACCACAGACACCAATCGTCGGCTTGACCCTTATCTACACGGAAGGAATCTTTGAACAGGCCAAACAGATCACCAATTTGCCCGGTGAACTCCATGGTCTCCCCACGGTCAGCAAACAACGGCTCACAGTAGCGCTCGAGTTTCAGCACCGCTTCGACACGCCAAGGAATATCCTCGCTGTTACCGTAGCAGGCCACACGAACGGCGGTCATGAGATCCATTGCTTTGTTATCGGGCATCATGTCCTTGATGTAAATATCCCCGACAACCTTACCAACCTTGTACGACGAGTTAAGCTGGGCGATGTCCTTATCGATCTGGCTAAGGCGAGTTGTAGCTTTGTCGATCTTGGCGATCTTGTCAGAGCTCTCGAAGAAACTCCGAGGGGCATCCACCTCTTTCTGGAGAGCAGCCTTTTCACGCTCCAGGGAGTCCTTCGTGCGGTTGACAGGAACATCAACAGCTTTCAGGTCCGCCGAATCAGTGTGACGATCAACGTACTCCTTCAGCTCCTTCAACAGGTTGTTAACACGGATGATCGTTTGCTTCTCAGGCAAGATCGGAGTGTCAGCGTCAATCTTCGCGACGACAGAGTACGGATACGGCTGTACACTGCCCAATGCTTGGTGGGCTTGTTTCGCCACCTTGTAAACGTCCTGCGACTTACCTTCGTCATACTCCTTCAAGGTTTTAATCTTGACGGCATCGAGGCAAGCCATGTACGTCAACAGCACTGGTTTGAAACGACCGTTGAACCAAGTAAATACGTCGCCGATTTCCTTGTTGTTCTTCGGATCCGTGACAAACATCTGGATCACTTCGTTAATCGGGCTTTCTTTCGAGAACGAGGCTCGAGCATTCCCAATGACGACGTGATTCGTCAGCATCTCTTCCGCTTTCAGTACCTTCTTCGCCAAGTCGCCTTCCGGATCAGAGATACCGTATTGCGCCATACGAATTTCAAGCTGCTTACCACCGCCGCGATTGATGTAACGATAGATACCATAACCGGCAGCACCCACCGCAATCGCCGCCAACACGTAAGGGTTCAACAGCAATGGAGCAGCCGCAATCCCCGCATTGGCAATCCAACCTGCCGCAGCAGTCCCCGCCAACCAAGTACCCGCGCCCGCCACAGCAGTACCAGCCCCTGCGGCCAAAGCGCCAGCGCTTACGTCGACACCTACAGCACCCGCGACACCGGTAGCCAACTGATACGTACCCACGACGTTCGCCGCAGTACCAGCCGCACCCAAGACGCTTTCGGTTGCAGAACCTTCATCAACGATACCGGAGTCCATCAGGTAGTCGGTCGCCATCCCAACGGCCAGACCCGCGCCGATCGCTTTGCCACCGAACGCCATCTTCCCACCGTTGGTGCGCGGAGGACGACCACCACGACGACCACGTCGACCGCCAGCGCCGCCGCCACTGAGGGTATCCATCAGACTACCACCAGCCTCAGTCAGGCTACGCGTCTTGATCAGGGTGAAGATGCCCTTAGCCACTGCCGCAATACCAGTCGCCAGCATCGGCAACACCCGTAAGCCCAGCCCAGCAAACTTGAAGAGAGTCGTGAATCCACCCAGGAGAGTTCTGGTGAAGAACTTGCTAATCCCACCCATGATTCCCATGATCCCGCCGAAACCCATCTTCAGCAGGCCAAACAGACCCATCGATTCTTTCTTCTTCTTGTCGCCTGGCTTCTCACCAAAGCCAAAGTTCTCAGCGATATGGATAATCGCATCTTTGACCATGCCTTCCTTTTTGTTTTTGGCTTGGACTTTCTTATCAGCCAGAGAGTTCAAGCGCCCCGCAGGTCCGTTGCTGGTGAGTTCCTCTTTCTTAGCCGCGATGGCTTCTTCCAGAGGGGACTTCTGTTTAACCGTGGCATTCTTCGGAACAGGCTTGTCGTCATCGACCGCAGCGACAGGCTCCTCGGAAGGTTGCTTAACCGGCACTGCCGCCTCAGTGGCTTCAGGAACTTCCGGTTCTCCCGATGGAATGTCGTAACCCCAGTGCTTCAACAGCAAGTGGTAGATACGATCTACAGCATTCACGATTGGTGTATAGTTGACACTGACCAGGTCTTTCGACTTGTCCACCACACCTCGCATGAACGGGTTAGCCTTGTCCTTGATCTTGCCAAGGAAGTCCAGACCCAAACGTCCCAGCTTCTTCGAACCTTCCTGAAGCTTGTTGACGCTCACACCCATCGAGGTGCGCAACCCACGGTCGTACTCTTCCTGAGTAATGATGATGTCGCCCTCAGGCGTGTACACCGGACCGTCGATCTCGTTCCAACCGTTGATGACTTCCAACTCACCCGATTCGTTGCGCTTGCAATAAGCACCCGATGCAAATCGTTTCCCAACGAGCACCGGAGAATCTTCCCCTTCTCTGTACACATCCATTTGGTAGAAACGGGTTTTCAAGGCTTCGCCCCAACGCTTAACCCGAGCAAACGGATCCAACGTCTTGTAGGCTTTCAACATCATGTCCCGCAGCTTGCTCAAACCAGAGATGAACACTTCCTTGTTCTCTTGGTTAAACAGCTTGCCCGCCAGACGACGAGCACCGATGATGGTGTTGTTGGAGATGTCCTTAACGCTGCCTGTGATCTTGTCCCAGCTGTCGATGATGAACCCGGTCGTCATGTCCAGATAATCACCGCGAGTCAGCTTGTTCGCTTCCAGGATCGGTACATCAGACCCTTCTTCGTACAAGTCTTCATCAGCCTTGGCCGAACGCGCGGTAGTCAGGCTCTTCATTTTCATGTAGGCCGTTGCGACTGCCGCGCCACCCGCTAACAGTGCCGCCCCTTTCGGGTTGTACACCGCCAAGCCAGCCAGACCACCCAACAACCCACCCAGGATCAGCGGCTGGTTATCGAGGATCTTGTCCACGCCCCCATTAAACATGTCACGGAAAGAGGTAGCCTTCAGTTTATCAAGGATACTTTTCTTTTCCCGGGAGACTTCCTTCTCGTCACTGTCAGAAAGAGGCTTCTGTTCAGGGGGTTGACGCATCAGGATATCGGTCAGGATCTGGTTACGGGTCCCAGCCAGCGTGAGAAGCGATTCAAGGCGCTCTGTCATCTTGTCCATGGCAGAGGTTACCGGGAGCAGATCAACCGCAGGACCAGCCTCTGGTGGACGATAGCCCGAGAAGTTCTTGCCCAACTGATCCATGCTGTCTTTCAAGCCGGTCATGCCGTTCAACGACTTGGTCAGCTCTTCCAGTCCATTCAGGTTCAATGGTTCTGGTGTTGGGATTTCAGGCCACTTAAACTCAGGATACGCCGGCCATTTGAACTCTGGGTAATCCGGCCACGCGAACGTAGGCGGAACCCCACCCGGAGGTGTACCCGGTCCACCAAATGCACGACTCGGCAACAACGGAGAATCCGGAGCATGTGGAACTGCCGTGGATTGATCGGGATTGTCGATGAACGAGCGCAGGGTTTTATCCGTCAACGATTTGTTCAGGTAATCCTGACCGTTCTCCGTGATGATCAGACCGGCCTCTTTCATGGAGTCGTAGTAACCGGCTGCCTTGAGGAGGTCGACCTTATTCGTCAGGTCAGGTACAAAGGCTCCCAGAGACCGTGCAGACGACGCTACTTCGTTAGCCTTAGCACGACCAGCCTCGGTCGGCAGATAAGCCAGCATCTTGCCACGGTCAACGTCTGTGCCGGTATTGAACTGCTTGATGTGCTCATCGGTAATGCCGAACTGCGCTTGGATCATTTTCTTGATCTCAGCAGCAATCGCCGGTGGCACGTCGTGTTCTTTATCGGTGTGCAGGTAGTTGTAAGGACTGAACCCCAATTGAGCATCGGTGTCTTGTGCCAAGCGATAGGCCAGCTCTTTCTTAGCCGCTGGGGTCAACGCGTTGTCACTGTCCAGTTGTTCAGCCAACCGAGTCGCCATGTCAGCCTGAGTACCGAACTGACGTTTGTCCAGCACTGTGTTAAGCGCAGTACTGATCTTCTGGTTGTGGTTGACGAACTTACCCTTGACGTAGTCGTAGGTGATTTCCCGCAGGTCATCATTGCCAGTCCGGAATTTCTCCAGCGACAGGTGAATCTGACCGAGCAACCCTGGTAATACTTCATTCAACGTACGGTCCGAACGTTTGTTCCACAGCTGAGCATCGAAGCTATCTTCCAGCGTACGGCGCGCCATGCTGTAGCGAGTACCACCAGGACGGGACATGTTGTCAAACACACCCGCGATGGCTTTGTTACCCATCTTTTTCGCGTTGTGCAGAATCGTCCACTCGAACTTCTTGAGAGGGATTTGATCCGCAGGCAGCGTGTCGATGTACTCCTCGTAAGACTCCGCTTCATTAAAGGAGTGGCCGCCCTGGTAATACTTCGACATGGTGTTGGTCAGTTCTTCGGCGTTGCTCAAGCCGTAGGACGCGACGTTACCCAGGTCAGTGATGCGGGCGTAGGCATCTTCAGCCCACTTAGCCTGCGCAGGAAACTTCTTCTTGAAGCTCTGGAGGTATTGTTGAGCTTTGCCGGACTTGGCCATGCGAGGCAGGTTGTTGATGAAGATCCCCGCTGCCGCATTACCCAGCATGTTCCCCAGGTTGATGTCCATCCCTTCGGTCATCTCGGCTGCCATGCGGAGGCCACCGGTGACTTCGCTTACGTCACGACCAAAAGCCGAACGCGCATCCTTACCAAAGCGCTCATCGAGGAAACCAGCAATACCGCCGATCTTGTCCTTGACGGTGTTGAACACGGATTCCCGCACACTCTTGCGAACCGCCTGGGAGTGGGTGGTCTTCTCGTAGTCCGACTTTGCCGAGCTGACGTTAAGGTTCTTCAGTTCCGTGATGATGCGATGGTTAGCCGCTTCAGAGAACTTGTAGTACTTTGCCGACGTCAGGTAAGACCGCGTCATGATGTTCAGTTTCAAAGCATCATTACGAGCCTGCACACGACGTTGGTAGTCAACGATTTGTTCCAACAGTTGGTTGGTGCGAACACCACTGTTGTTCATGGCGCCCAAGCGAGCCATGGTACGACCACCTACAGTCGCCATCATGTCGGTGATATTGCTACCGACACCCATCATGGTTTCACGTTCCAAGATGGAGTTGGCATCAGCGTGGGCTAAGGCTTCCTTCACATCTTCGTCAGTGGTATCCGCAATGCCTTCTTGGCTGTCACTGGAAGAACTTTCGGAACGTTCCCAATCGCTGAAATCCTTCTTGCTGAATTCAGAGAAAGCGTCGCCGATTCTATTAGGGGTTCCTTTGCTGAGCTTAGCCCCGGCCCGTCCTGCGAGGTATTGCAGATCCTTGACCGCCTCGTAAGAGTCGCCCTGGATCTCTTGCAACAATGCAGCTTTGCGACGGCTCAGGTCGGCCATCGTGGTGAAGGCCCCAAGGTAAGTGCGTGGCAACACCATCTTCAAGGTGTCGATTCGGGCGTCGGTGTCACCGACGGTCTTGTCAACGAGGCCTTTCAGAAAACCAGAAGTGAACGAATTCAGGAAGCCTCGTTTGTCAGGAGCATCAAAATCACTGTCAAAATCCATGCTCCCTTCAAAGGGATCGTCGCCCCATGAATCAAAATCATCATTAGCAGCCATGCTAACTCCTACTAAAGGGAAATTTGAATGAAACCCACAAACCTTAAGCTGTTAGACCCCAAGTCTATCACGCCGGGTATCTTCAAAGAGGTTACGTCCACAGACGCCTTTGAAGGCATGACCCAGAATTTGAATGACGAGGGTCTTTACTCCTTAGAGATCTTCGGTAAGTTGGGCAGTAAAGAGCGCGATAAAACAGAAGCGTTCATTGACACAAAGCTCGGGCTCTTCAACCCAACCTACTTCAAAGCACTGACACAAATAAAATCTCTGTACCTGGGCATTCTCAAAGGAACGGAATACGCGGTGTGGGATTCGGAGGCTAAAGATTTCATAAAATCCAACATCCTCGATGGGGAAACGGGTTTTGCTTTCTTTATGCGTCACTTCCACGAAATCGTTCCGGCCAGCACCGATTCTTACAAACGTAAGCAACGGGTGAAAATGGTCAGCCAGTTCAAGGACGTTGCGGTCAGTAATAAGGTGTTGGTGATCCCAGCGGGTTTGCGGGATATCCAGTTCCAACCGAACGGCGCACCGACTGAGCCAGAAATCACTGAGTTGTATCGCAAGCTGATCTTTAAGACTCGGGTGATTAGCCTGGGTAGTGCTCGTGATGCCGAGAACCCGCTGTACGACAACGTGCGCTGGGGCTTGCAGAATGCGTTCAACGATATCGATGCTTACCTCTTCGGCCTGACTGAAGGTAAAGGTGGTCTGTTTCAGCGTCGTCTGTCCACTCGGGGTGTGGTGTCGGGTACGCGTAACGTTATTACTGCGCGTAAGGTTTCCCGGGCTGACTTGTTCAAGACCAACGGGGTTAACCCTAACTCGACGGACATCGGTCTGTACCAAGCGCTGTTGAACAACCAGTACGTCTGTGTCCATGCGCTGCTCAGCAAGTACCTGCAAAACATCTTCACCTCAGGCTCGCTGACCATCAAGCTGGTGAACACCAAGACCCTCGAATACGAGTACGTCGAAGTGGCACCAAGCACCGTGGAGAAGTGGTCGACCTTTACCGGGTTGAACAAACTCTTCAATGGCTTCTCGAACATCCACCTGCGCAACAAAGAGATCATCATCGACAAACACTACCTCGCTCTCGTTTATGACGACGGTGAAGACGTGTGTGTGTTGCATGACATTAACGATCTCCCAGAAGGCAAGGATCGGAAGTTCGTTAAACCCATCACATACATGGAGCTGTTCTACCTGTCGTGTCAATCGACCATCATGGAACAGATCACCCAGCAGACACGTTACCCGATCATTGGTATCGGCTCTATCGTTCCGGCGAAGGTGAACCTGGTGACGATTGCAGGGGCTAAGCCTCGGACCATTCGCACCACGGAATGGGAAGTCATGGAAACCTGTATGCGGTATCCGCATCGGACTGAGCGGCCGGATTACTTCGACGCCATGTCGGTTGACCCTTCCCGTGAAGCAGGCTACGACTCCGACCACGACGGTGACCAGCTGAACAGCAACAGCGTAAACGCCGAGGACAGTAAGAACGAAGTTCATGCCCTCTTTGGCAAGCGCGAGTACTACATCAGTGGCAGCGGTCGTTTCCTTTATGACCCTGTTAACGAACCGATTCTGTTTATGTTGAAGGCTGCTACGAGTGGCCTTGAGGAGTAACAATGCGGCTTCTTACGTACAGTGAGTTCTTCAAGCTGTTTGTGCAGCGGAAGAAACAAGAGCTGATCGACCCTAACTTCATCGGGGTGAGCGAGATTGTCATGCCGAAGATGGCTGTGGTGCACTACGTACCTAAGCTGGCTACGGAGTACGGTCCTTCGGTGTCGGAAGCCTTCATCTCCAACTTCCCCGAAAATGTCTTCATCGAGTTCGTTCCACGTTTCACCCCGGTCATGGGTCATGGTCGTGTGCTGGCTTTCGACGTCAAGAAAGCTATCCAGTCCTATCGGGCTAGCCATTACACCTACAACTGGACCAAGGACATCAACACGGTTTACCGCCGGGCTGATGCGCTGATTGTTAAGAACTACGGGATCGCAGACAAGACCTGGGCGCAGCGTGCCGCTACCTTCGTTAACTTCGAGGTTCACTACAACCGTCTGAACATGCTGATGGAAGGTGTGAACACGGAAGCAGAGAAGGCGACACGGAAGCAGTTCTTGCGGCTGGAACTGCCGATCAACATTCCACCTTACAAAGAGTTGATGGTCGACTATGAAAAGTATATCGGAAGCTTTAAAGAAGGCCTTCCAGTTCCTTCTAACCAATCTCTTCGGGTAACCAAGGGTGAGGGTTCGTACTGGCTGCTGGATTTGCTGGCGTTCCTGTTGGGTGATTACGAGTACAGTCAGTTCAACAAGCTGACCGCTCAGGCGCAGGAAGACCTTCACTGGATCTTCACCGCCAACAGCAAAGCGTTGATCATCAACGTCAAGACGATCAAGGAATGGCTCGATGAGCTAAACCCGAAAGTCAAGGATGGCGAGGACAAGCCACACGTCGTCTCGCCTAAGCGCCTTAACGTCACCAAGCGTTTCTACTTGGCACTGATGGGCTTGGTCCGCGGGGTTGCGGCCGAGAAGGATTTGATTGACGAGGAGAAGAGCGATGGAACAGGAGGAGCAGGAAACTCCGCCAAAGAAGACGACTCTTCAGTGGTTGAAGGAAAGGCGGGAACTGCGAAAGGGCAAGGACGAGCATCCGGTAACGGAAAAGCAACCTCGGCTACTGGCAAAGATGAGCTTGTGGATGATTATTCTGATGATCGCAGCCTCGTTGATGTTTTCAGCAGTAACAAGGGAAACAACGACCCACTGGTGGAGGGGGCACGAGACGAGGGAGAACATACTCCTGATGAAGTTGCTGGGGACTGGACATCCGCGGTAGACGACTCGTTGCTGGAGGTTGAAACCACCACGGTTGAAATCAGCACCAAGAAGGATGCTTTCCCTACTCCTGAAAGCGGCATCCTGGCAGCACTGGAAGAACGTGCAGCGGAAGGTCGCCTGAGTGTCGCGGAACAGAACTTGTTCATGCGCAAAGGCATGCGTTATCAGAGCATTGAAATGCCTAACGGTCAATCGTTGGGTGAGTTCATGCAGATCTCTCCTGAAGAGATCAACAGTCTGGATGGCAAGATCGAAGCAAACTTCATCACAGTCCTTGATGAGAGTATGTTGCGTAGCCGTTCAGCTGTTCTGAAGCAAGATTACGCCCAGCGCTTCCTGCACAAAGATATCGCCAAGATGGTGGTCGGTATCCAGAACGCGGGTATCGCAGTATCGGATTATCGTCCGGACATCATCTCGGGTGTGGAAGGTTCGTACGACGTTCTCAACATCCAGCTCCATCCGGTTGATGGTAGCCAGAGCACGCACCAGATTCGTCTGCCGCGAGTTCAGAAGGATGCGACGTTTACTGTGGACGGCGTTAAACAACACATGCAGTTGCAGCGCATGGAACTGCCGATCCGCAAGATCAACGCTTTCAAGGTTGCTTTGACCAGCTACTATGACCGCAAGCTCATGGTACTGCGCAGTCAGAAGGTGGTGGACGATTACGGTCTGTGGTTGGTTAAACAGATTCGTAACCGGGGTGAACGAAGAGAGGGTGTGATTCCTCCTTTGGTCTACAGCCTGGGTACAGGGTACAACCCTGAATACGTTTCTCCGCGCATCTACAGCATTCTGGCGAAGAAGTTCAAGCACATTACTGTGACGGGCTTTGGGCAGCTGAATTTCCAGATTGACGAGTTGCTCGACAAGTACCCTGAGTACAAGCGCTACACCAAGAAAGATGCATTCCTGGTGGGTGTTAAAGATGGCCAGCCTCTGACGATCGATGGGTTCGGTAACCTCTTCCAAGGGGACACCGAGGTCGGTACGGTAGAAAGCCTGATGGGGATTAACCTGTCACGCGCACCTATCGAGTATGCGGTGATCAACATCAGCGGGTATTACTTCCCGATTGGTGTGGTGCTCTGCTACTACTTTGGTATCGACAAACTGATCCAGGTCACCAAGGCTACCACTCGAACCGTTCCAATGGGCACTAAGCCTAAGCTCGGTGAAGATGAGTACGCCATTGCGTTCAACGACGAGTACCTGATCTTCAACCGTCGTGAGAAGTTGGCCAGCCTGATCTTCGGTGGTATGCCTAAGCTGAACAACATCGGTAACTTCAGCCGTGTCGATCTCAACGAGAAAGGCATCTGGGTTCCGTTGATGGGCGACCCTAAGGTTAAGCCGCAGCAGTTCAAAGAAATGAAGAACCTGTTCGACCTCTTCATTGACCCGGTCACCAAGGAAGAACTGGCGAAGATGGGTCATGCTACATCGTTCCACTACCTGTTGATCGATGCGGTGAAAATGCTGGAAACGGATTACACCCGGCATGANGTGGAGTTGGAAGAACAGCGNATCGTGGGCTACGAACGTTTTGCTGGTCACGTGTACCGGGAGNTGGTGAAAGCCATCCGTCAATACCGGAACAANGGNAAAGAGCGTAAGCACACGATCGACATCAACCCTGAAGCGGTGATCCTCAACATCATTACCGATACCTCGGTGAACTTGGTGGAGGAGGTTAACCCAATCCACCAGTTGAAGGATCAGGAGGAAGTAACCTTCGGCGGTGTGGGTGGTCGTAGTGAAATCACGATGGTCAAGCGGGCACGTCAGCAGTTGGAAAGCTACCGGGGCAAGATCTCGGAAGCGAACAAGGACAGCGGTAAGGTAGGCTTCGTAACCTATCTGACTTCTGACCCTGGTATCAAAGACTTCCGCGGTAACATCGCGGTGGGCGAGAAACCAACCAACGCTGGTCTGGTGTCGGTAACGGGTAACCTGCAATACGGTGTGGGTCACGATGACTCGAAACGCTCTGTCTTTACCTCGACTCAAGCGAGTCAGGCAGTCAGTGCAATGAACTACACCCCAAACATCCTCCGTACAGGCTATGAGAACGTCGTAGCGCACCGTACGTCCGAACTGTACAGCAAGGTAGCCGCTGAAGCAGGCAAGGTCACTGAAGTGTCTGACGACGCTCTGCGGGTGACTTATAAGGACGGCACCACTGACGTCTACCCTCTGGGGTTGGCAATCGGTGAGGCCAGCGGTGAGTACCATCGGCACACACGCGTTACCGACTTGAAACCCGGTGACACCTTTAATAAGGGTGATGTGATCGGTTGGGATGTACAGTGGTTTGCTCGTGATCCGTTCTGCCCAGGTCAGGTGGCGTGGAAGGCAGGTCGCATGGTGCGGATTGCCTTGGTGGAAGATCAGGACGTGTACGAGGATAGCTTGGCTATCGCGCATTCATTGGCGATGGAAGGGGTTACTCCGTACATCAAGCCGAAGCGTTTTGCGATCGATGTGAATCAGAACATCGAGATGATGGTGAAAGAGGGTGATTCCGTTGACTACGACTCGATTTTATGCAACGTTGAAGACGACCATTTGGTCGCGGATACTGCTGAAAGCGCAATCGCAGCCGAGGTGAACAAACTGGGCATCCGTCAGGTTCGCTCCAGCCACCATGGCAAGGTCATCAAAATCGAAGTGGTGTACAACTCGCCGCTCGAGGAAATGTCGGACAGCGTTCGGAAGTTTATCAACGCTCAAGACAAAACCCGCAAGAAGAAAGCCGACATCGAAGGGTCCGATGTAACCAAGGGGGCTGTGTCCAACAGCCTGAACGTGAACAAGCCGATTCTGTCGCCTGGTAAAGCGTTCGTCACCATCCTGGTTGAATCGATGGACCCAAGCACCAACGCTGACAAATATGTTCTCGCTAACCAGATGAAGGGCACAGTGGGTCGCATCATGCACAAACCCCTGATGACCGAAGATGGTCGAGAAGTCCTGATCAAGTCCAGCCTTAAAGGTATGTTTAACCGCATGGTACTGAGCTTCCGTAACAAGCTGGTAAGTTGTGAGCTCACTATCGCGGTGTCTAAACAGGCCATCGCCATTTATCGAGGTAAGTAACCATGAACTACAGAAACTTCAACGGCATTCGCGATGTCCAAGTGATGTTGAAAGAAACCGGTCTTTACACTTCGTCCATTGATGGTAAGTGGGGAAGCGGCAGTTTGAACGCATCCATCTCTCTGGTGTCTGCGTATTTCCGCCAAGCGACCGGTCAGCCTCTGCCCAACATCCCGGCTTCGACTGTACCGGGGGACGAGATGGCGCAAGTCATCGTTAAGCTCCAGGACCTGTTGAAAGCCGCCGGTCTGTATGACGGTAAAGTGGACGCTACCTACGGCATCGGTACCAAGTCTGGTTTCCGTAAAGCCGCAGATGCCTACATCTTGGCTAACCGCCTGCCTCGTTATAAGGCTGCGTGGAGTGTCGTGGTGTCGAAGGAGTTTCTGGATGCGGTCATCGCGGGTTGCAAAGCCCGCAACTGGCCTGCTGAAGCGGTTGATTGGCTGATGTCCTGCATGCACTTCGAAAGCGGCGGGACGTTTAGCCCAACCAAACAGAACATGGCAGGCGCCAAGTACTTCGGGCTGATTCAGTTCGGTGACATGGCTGCTGCGGATCTCGGTACGACCACTGCTGAGCTGATCAAGTTGTCGCAGCTGGAGCAACTCAAGTGGGTCTTCAAGTACTTCGACATGTGGGCGAAGCGCGGCAAGACTTACACCCAGCTGGAAGACTTCTACCTCACGATCTTTTACCCGAAAGCGGTGGGTGCGAAAGCCGACACTGTTATCTTCCGTAAGGACGTTGAAGCCGAGAAGAAGGGTTACGCCCAGAACAACGGCTTCGACTACAACAAGGACGGGGCGATCACCGTGGGCGAGATCAACTCCCGCCTGTACGACGTTTACTACAAAGGCATGGACACTGTGAATCGTGTTCTTGCTGCGGCTTAACTTCATTCTTCTGTCAAGGGTACGTTCATCATGAACCAACAGACTTTCATTCAAGACACGGTGACTATCGCTAACACGGTAGAACTGGTGAAAAGCACTATCGACAAGGTTGGGTTGGAGTTCATCGCTCCGTTGGACCCGGCTATCCAGGACGAACACATCAGCAAGGCCATCACCGCTGCTGTGAAAGGGGAAGCGCAATGATTCGAGCATCCAGTGTTGCCATCGCTGAAGCCATCGCTGTAGCGGTCAACAGCGACACCCCTGTCAAGGCCAAAGACTTGGTGGCGGGTCTGAACGAACAGAGCTACGGTTCTGCTGCTTACGGCGCTGACTTCCGTGACGAGATCGTTCGTGTTACCACCCACACCACCGCGCACTCCGCTGTTAAGGAAGCCACCAGCGATGCACTGGCTGCGACCATCCGCGGTGCGTTCGACACCATCAAGAACTACGGCGTGCCTTTCGCGAAAGCACTGAGCGCCGAGATCGGTATGTTGTATACCTCCGATCGTCTGCAACAGCTGGCCTTCAGTCAGCTGCGCTACAACTACGTCAACGTCGATGATCCTTTCTTCGACTCGCCGATCTACCCGACTGATGTGAAGAACACTTCGCTCGAGTTCACCAGCATTTCGCTGGATGCGCTGAAGCGTTTGGAATTCAACTACGTCTCGGAAGATGACGTGAAAGAGTTCGTCAACACTCAGCATCCTGATGTTGTCGANATCATGGAGAACAGTGACTACGACGCCTCGCGCGCCGCCAACAGNATCACTGACTGGTACGACCTGTGNCANCTCTTCGCGAACAAGAACGACGTGTTCAACTTCGGNGTGATCAAGAGCCTGGAAATCAACCGTCTGCTCAAGATGTANGTTGTGCTGACCAAGATGTATGCCCAGGAAGATCCGGTCAAGTGGCTGACCAAAGGTACGCTGGCTGACTACCGTCAGTTTGTGAACCTGCTGTGGAACGGCATGACCCGTTACCTGCTGGTGCTCAAGCAAGTGGCTAACGCTTATAAACAGCGCGTGGTGGCCTACGCCGAGCTCGAGCCTGTGACCCTGGCTGACCATCAGCACTCCGACTACTCGGGCGCTCGCTTCATCTCCGGCAACGTGCAGGTGTTCTACACCAACCAGGCGCTGGCCACTCTGGAATCCAGCGGTGTCAGCTTCAACGAATGGCTGGTAGCGATCCAGTACGCTCGTTTCAACAAGGTGCAGCTGGAACAAGTGGCTACCTTGGGCGATGCGGCAACCGTCAAGCGTTGGGCCGGTGAGTACTACCAGTCCATCGACACCGCACTGAGCGCCAAAGCCAAAGTCATGTTCGTCAAGACCGCTGCTGCTCGCGCTCTGAAGTTCCTGGGCGAGACCCCGTTGTTGAACGAACGCATCCGTGCTGTGTGCCCACAAGGCGTGCTGGTTCAGGATTGGTTCGAACAGAGCATGGGTCTGGAATACGAGAAAGCGTATTACGCTGTATCGAAAGCCCTGGCTGCTCACAGCGACAACGGTGCGACCCTGGACTCCGGTGTGGGTGACGGCGTGGTGATCCATGCGCTGATGGGTGGTTCTTTGGTTCCTGTGTTCCTGCGGGCCCTGAAGTGCAACCTGGCGGCCGAGATCGTTGAAGCCACCTACGTGTCGGTCGAACTGAACGACGACATCGTGGCGAAGCGTCAGCGCCTCCACAAGTCCCTGATCAAGCTGATCGTCAAAAACTCCATCGGCGGGAAGTAATAAGCCATGGATATCAGCCACCTGGTCAGAAACGATACCAAAATTCACAACGCCTACACCGTTCTTGAAGATGGTTCTGTTGTAGCGAACCGTCCGATGGAAATTCACCTGCCTAAACGGTTTGTGGAAAACGGGATGGCTGTTGTGAGTGAGACGGTTTGGACTTCGGCTGTGCTGGGGCTGGTCATTCCGGGGGAGTGTTACGCTCCCCTGTTGGCTTTGGTTGACATCACCTTGGTGCCTCTCAGCATCCGTGAAGCAGCTATTGACGGGGTTCAGTACCTCATCCTCGAGTTCGGTAAGGGCGATACCCTGATCGAGAACCTGGACGTGTTGCAGGACCCCAACAAGCCTCACCAGTATTACCTGGAGTTCAACCTGTACTCCAAAAAGCCTTGGTACATGAACAAGGATGACCTGACTTCCCTTTATGACTACGCCGAGTACGAGTGTGGCGGTAAGGTGGGTAGCAGCCCTCAAGTAATGCGCGTATTCAACTCGTTGCAGTTTCGGGATCCTGATAACCTGGATGTCGCTTACCGGCACAGCAAAGCCATGCTGGAAGGTCGGCCTCCGGTGATCGTGGGTCTCAACAACTCGGCGATGTTGATTGACGGTACCATCCCTAAATTGTTGGGCGGGTATCTTCAGGACAACACCCTGGCGGCTATCGTTAACCCTGATACCAAAGTCACCGATCTGGAAGAGATCATCAAAGGGGTTCCAAAATGAGTCAGATCGTTACCTTCGGGAACGTCATCCTCGCCGACACTGGCAAGCGTGGCATTCTCAAACCAATGTCCGACAACTCGGGCTACTGGCGAATGAACGCAGGCGGTTTCAACATTCCGAACCGCAGCGGCATCGTTTACCGGATGAACGAGTACTTGAAGGAGTGTATGTCTCCTGAGAGTGACCTGAACCGTCGCGTTAGCGAAGGCCAGGTGTTTTGTGAGCTGGGGCACCCTCCTCAGTATTTCCTCGAACGCATCAACGGTCAAGTTGTTCGTACGCAGATCACGGAAGTCTTTCAATGGATCAACCGTCTGCGCACCATCGAGATGGCCAACGTGTGCGCTCACATCCGGAAGATCCACTGGGTCCTCACTGGGCGTGATACCGATCCGATCTACAACGAAGTCGAGCTGAAGCCATTCGGTCCTTACAAGGATTGGACGGATGATGCTCTGACCAACCCGGACATCAACTTTGCCATCAGTCTGCGTTCGGTTACCAAACCGCAGAAAATGGGCGACATGATTCGTGAAGTGGAATACCACAGCACTTATGACGTCGTGGTTGAGCAAGGTGTTCTGCGTGCTTGCAAGCACCTGACTGCCGGTCTGGAAAGCTACCTCCAGGAAGTGCAAGGCGCTCCTTTCACCGAGATGTCGACCAGTGTGGATGAAATGATCCACGCTTGCCAAGTCAAGATGAAGGACCCTGGCGTGATGGCGAAGTACGAAGGCTCGGAAAGCTTCAAGCACGTCAACGAAGTCCTGGCTGTTCTGAGCAAGATGCAAACCAAGCGTCCTGTTCAGCTGATCCAGGCAAACTCGCTGGGTGTGTTCGGTTGATACACCATTAAACTAAGGCCGGTGGGGTGACCCATCGGTCTTAGCTATTTTTATGTACCGCAGTGTCTTTTATATTGCCCGACGGGGTAAGACCATTCCTAGGAGAAAAACATGACCGCAGTTCCACAAGCAAATCTGAACGAGTATCTGGACTACCAGACTTTCATCCTTCACATGCGTGATATCGTTTCTAACGCGAAGGTGGTCAAGTCTTTGTTCACTACTTCGGAAGAAGAGTGGGATCGTTCGCGTGACATCGGCACAGGGAACCACTTTATCCGTGGCGTGTTCCACAGCCCGCAGAAGACCGAGGCGGTAAAGACCTACATCGCCAAACTGGTCAAGATGCACATGATTTCGCTGGGCAGTCGTTTGACCGCCTGGACCAAAGACACCGTGGCCGGCGAGAACCCAACCAACATCGCCATCAGCAACCGTATCGCGGCCATCGAGTTCAAGAACAACCGTGACCTGTTCAAGATCGTGGCCACGCGCCTGATCGGCTTCGACGACATGCTGGTTTCTTTCGCTCTGGAAGAAGACGTCGACGCCAAGGCCAAGCTGTTGATGGACTACCTGTCGGCTCGTTTCGACATGTCGGTTAACGGTGAGAAGTCTCACCTGATGTACATCGACCAAACGGTTGACCTGGCCACCCTGCTGAAGACCGATGGCTTCACGCCTGAATTCTTCGCCGACCATCTGCACCAAGCGACCAAGTACTTCGAAGCCTTCGGTGGCGGTGTGGTGAACTACTGGGACGTCTTCGACCTGATGGACGTGGTTGTGCAGGTGAACGCTGAACACGCCAGCAACGCGCTCTACGAAGAGCTGAGCACGGCCAAGGTTGTCATCGACGGCGGTGTATCGTCTGCATTCGAGATCGAAATCGACCAGGACGACTCCGACGTGGTTCTCACGCTGGAAATCTGTGTTCAGCATCACGGCGATGTGAACGCAACCTTGCCGAAGGACATCGAGTACACCAAGGAGATCAAGGACAACATCGAAGAGTTGATCCAGAAATCCAAGTCGCTCGGTAAAACCCTGAAGGTGACCCAGCCGGGTTCGGACTACTCCTTCGCTGCTCCAATCGAAGTTGAAATGCCGAAGTAACACCCGCCCCAGCCTGAGTGATTTAACGTTGCTCAGGCTGGAATATTTCAAGCCTATATTACTTTTAGGACAACGCAGGTTAATACCTGGGGAGGAGTGAACACATTCCTTTGTTTGTATCCATTCTTGTATCCTTTCAATGAAAACAAAGAGGTTAGTTATTTATGTCCGTTAACAAAACTTATGGCGAAACCATGGACCTGGGCGTTAAGGGTCTGATCGAACACAGCAACTACGACAAGGTAACCAATCACGCTACGTTCGATGCCAGCAAAGTTGAGTTTCCTGAAGGTGTGACTCCGGAATCCCTGGGTACCCACGTAACCTTCATCAACGACCTCACCGCGCAGGCTGAAGAAGCCACTGCACAGATCGCACGCGAACAGTTCGGCCGCAACGACAAGCTGACCACGATCGACAGCACGTTGGCGTTCGACATGTTCTCCATCAACTCCCAGCATCACCTTCGCCAGCAAATCGGCGACGACTTCATCTACGGCGGCGCTACCACGATCGTCGACTACGTTCACACCGACGAACAGGCGACCTGGCTCAACACCCAGCGCACCGCCAACCAAGAACTTGCTGAAAAGCTGTTCGG